TTGCAGATTGCCCATCTTCGCCCGGGTCTGTAATTCTCAATGTTTCTACATTAAACTCCAGTTCAATCTTTTGACCTACTCCTGAACTACTACGTGTTTTCATAAGCTGAATCTGATATTGCCCACGCTCACGCATACTGCGACTTGTGAAGATACCGAACACATTATCTGCTGTATTAATCTTACTGATACCACCTGAAATATGACTGTGATCAAACTCAATCTCCTCAACTGCACTACGATTTAATTGACTAGCTGTAACTAGCAGCACGTTCAATTCTTTAGACAAGTTACGCAATTCTTCCGAAACATACTTGTCCTTAATGAACAAGTCTGAGGGGCTGACCTTTGCGCTGACTGGCATAAGGAGATCAAGATAATCAATACAAAGAAAATCTACCTTTGCACCAGTCTTAATCTCATACTCTTTACAATATGCCCGTAAGTCATTTACTGTACTCTGTGCCGGCAAATACTTGATTTGTAATTTACCTGCTTTCTTTGCCAACATTCTGACCTTCATTTCAATGTCATCAATGCTTTTAAAAATATCACGGCTGCTAGTTTCTGTCATCATGCTATCTATACGCATAGAACATAGTCCTTCGCTAAGTTCTAACGATACATAGATACCAGTTAATCCTGCTTGACTCCAGTTGACTGCAAGATTCTGCATAAACAAACTCTTACCTGATCCTGAGCCACCTGCAAAAATTTGTAGTTCACCTCTGTTGAAGCCACCATATAGTTTACTGTCAACTGTAGGCCAACCTGTGCTTATTTGTCCGTTGTTACTTTTTAATGCCATCAATCTAGCACGTGGGTCAGCAAAGTAATCAGTTCCCATATCCTTTGTTATACTGATTTGAACTGCGTCTTTGACTAATTTTTCAACTGGGTCGTAATTGCCTTTTTCTAATAAGTCTGCTGCTTTTAGGATAGCTCTTTCTAGTTCTTGTCTGCGTGTGAATTTTTCAAACTCGTCTAAGAACCATTCAAAGTGACCTTGTGATAATTCTGGTATCGGTTCAATTTCTATTCCACATGTGGCTAATACCTGATCCTGTTCAGGCAGTATGTTATACTTTTCTGAATGTAGTTGAAAAAATTTTGCAATTGGTCTCAATGATTTATCAAAATTCTCAGCATTCATTATATTTGAAACTCTAGTGTATAATTCACCATTCGTGATCATCATACGCAAGAAAAGTTTCTGCACATCTATGTTATAATCAGTTACCAATTCGTTTCCTCATCATTTCTATTTTTATTTTACTTGTTGTTGCACTTTGTATTATACTTAATAATGTAGGTAGCTTTCCGTATTTTATCACTGCATCATTAACATCTTTGATGCCTGTGTCCCAATTTGGAATGCTAACTTTAAACCCTACTTCCAATGCTCTTTCACAAGAATCTAAGCCAGTCTTGTCCCTATCTGGAACGAAAATAATTTCTTTGTTAAGTTGTTTAATTAACTTAACTTGATCGTCATTAATGGTATTATGTGTTAATGCTAATCCATCAATGCTAAGAGCATCAAAAATACCTTCCATTAATAGTGCAATTTGCCAATCTTTACCCTGATAGTCGTATCCAAATACATATCCTGGTTGTTGATCATTGATATATTTAGGTATTCTGTCATCTAAAAATCTGCTTGTATGACCTACTATTTCCCCGTTGTAATAATAAGGAATAATTACTCTGTTAGAATTTCTACCTTCGTCATGTGGAGTCACATAAAATTCATATTCATAGTAATTTATTTTTCTACTGATAAGATAATCAATATGTTTTTTGTGTAAAGGATTAGACTCATCAAGCAATTCACAATCTGGTAATTTTTTAGGCTTGAACTCTAATGGTTTTTCTTTTTTGAATTTCTTAGTGAAGTCTAGTAGGTCTTTGTTTTGTAGACTTTCAATGTTCCATCGTTGAATTTGTGTTTCATCAACTCCGCACCATTTTAACAAATCACGTGTGCGTTTTGATATGCTACGACCTAATTCATAGTGACAACTAAACGAACAGTTGAAACAATTATAAGTCCAGTTTGTCCCGTCAAATTTTATTCCGCCTCGATGACGTTTATCTGGTTTATGGCCTCGCTTATCGCAACATATAGCATTGAAACTGTACCAACCACTTTGGGTTAATTTCTTTTTGTTCGGAAGAATTGTTAGGATATCAAACATACTATCATTATAGTACATTATGTATCAAAAATACAATAGATTGGTATATTATCTAGCCAAAATATTTGAGACATTTCCACCTGTTGAGGTGAATTGCAATTGTATATAAGGATGAAATCCAGTTATGGTAGTACCGAGTGTTGCGGATTCTTCTGTGAAATTACCCAAAGTTTCAATAGTGTACCAGTTTGCATCTACGTCTGTTGATCCAAGAACGTTAATGTTACCTGAATAGTTACTCAATGCCGTTTGAATCGTTAGCTTGCTTGCCCCACTTAACCCCAATACGCTACTGTAATACGTATTGCCTGTATTGGATACGTTACCATGAGAAGGTATAGTTACTTGTGTACTAGGTACATGTTTGGGAAGTATACTATCCATTACTTGACACACTCCCCTAGCGTCTGCTTCGCTATTAGTGAATATAGGTAATACTAAATTACCTTCAACTATATCTAGGCTAAAACTACCGATCTGTGCGTCAATTTCCATTAATTCTGCTTGAGTTATTGTTAGATTAGCTAAACCCTTTAAAGGTAGTGTTGGATTAACCGTCTTTTGAATATCTACCCCTGTTCCATCTGAATTTATAAAACGAAAAGTTATATCTTTCCCCGTTAAATCAATCGGTTTTTGCTCCTGATTAAGAAACTGAAATTGAATTCTATTGTCTACCCCTTTGTTTAGGGTCAAATTTTTTGCGTACACGATCTGATATCTCCTAGGCGAATCCCCGTCAAATAGAACAACTTGATATTTTGGTGTATAATTATAAACGCTTGTTGAGTACACTTTGTAGTCCTTTTGTTTATTTATTCAATATAAATATGCTATGCGGTTAATAATTATTTCGGATAAAATATCCGATAAATATTCCAAGAATTAGAAGAAAATGCACAACGAATTTTTTAAAAAATTATCTGAAAATCATCCATTCATTACTGTCTGTTCCTATTCAGGCCAAGACTATGTAGGAATCATTCAAAATCGAGACGATATTGTAACTACTATATATGATTATGGATCAATAGTACAAAATGAATTTAGAGAACGATTTCTTGAACTTGGGGAAATATGGTGGTGGGAAAGCAACAGACTTATCCCTATCAATATGTTCCTAAGAGAAGAATGGACTCCATTTAAAATTTATTTAAGGACTTTTAATAATAAAAGTTTAGAGATTATACATGGTCCTGTATGTAGTATGAGTGATCTACATAAGAAAAAGACTAAACGCAGGAGTATTACGTTAGTTCAACGTATGCCCTAATTTTTCAAGATAGTTCATATGCACAACTACCAAATGTGCATATGCGACACTGTGACTTTTCTTAAAACTATATCCATCATCCGTTTTATCCCATACTGTCTGTGCAACTTCGTTCCAAAGTTTACCTATCAAATGTTTTTTAGCAGGGCGTATACAGGCTAGGAACATAGCAAGTCTAGGTATACTGTCAACTGGTTCTGGCATTCTCTGTAAGTTATTAAAGTGATTACCCAAATGAACTAATTGTTCAACAAACTCCTTTTCGTTTAATAGATTCCAGTTAGGCCCTTTCATCAATTCAATTAATTCTTGTTCAGATTTAATATCCTGATATACATGTACGTTTAGAAAATCTAATTTTACATAACCACGATCTTCTGCTTCAGTATAATCTATGTTTGCCATATCATTTAATGCATCATATGGCACTTCTGTCACATACACACCAGTATTGTGTTTACGCATGGGAGTTACATTGCGCATGGCTGCAGAAATATGTTTGATGTGTTCTAATATCAACTCACGATTACCAAAGTCAATGTCAATATCTGATTTAAATGTCATTTTAAAGCAAAACCCTTACCCATTAACTTTTTATATGCGTCTTGTACAACCAATGCCTGATGCTCAGCATCTTCTACTGCCTTGTGTGTAGTTTTAGTTGCATACTTTTTATCTTTTAAACTAACACCTGCTACCTCAAACAATGTTCTAGTATCACGTACTGTGTAGAAAGGCCACGGAATAGGGTTAGGTCTATCCGTCAATGTTTGACGCATTGCTGTTTCCATTACTACTACGTCAAATGGTGCACCATGGCTCCATACTGCTTTTCTGTTCCAGCAAAAACTATATAACTTTTCCATACAATCTTTTAGTGATTCTCTACCCCAATCGCCCATTGCTTCTTCCATTGC